AGCGATTCACCTCGACAGCACGACTCGCCAGCAGCATCATGGGCTTCACCATCAATTCGAGAGTATGGTATACTGACACACAATTTTTTACGTGAAAACCGACCTACGCGCGGCGAGCGAGGAGACAAGCAATGGACACCTATTGCCCGTACAATCCCCACAACCGCCGGTTCACCGAATCCGAGATTCACCGCATTCTCCACACCTATGGGCTGCCACATTATCGCGTGCAGAGACCCGCGCTGTTCCAGACAGCGATGGTCCACACGACCTATGTGCGTCGCACAGACTACACCACGCCCGATGGACGCCCTGCGCACCTCGCGCCGTGTCCTCCCGGTGTCATGCCCCTCCAAGACGAGTCCTATGAGTGTCTCGAGTTCGAGGGAGACTCTGTGCTCGGCGTCTGTGTCGCCACGTATCTGCGCCGAAAGTATCCGGAGCGGAAACAGGGGTTCTTGACGGATGCGCGCAAGGAGCTCGTGAACAACGAGCGCATTGGCGTGCTCTCCAAGGAGATTGGACTGAACAAGTTCTATGTGATCAGTCGACACAACGAAGAGTCAACCGCGATTGATGGGAGGAACAATACGAAGAAGCTCGGCGATATCTTTGAAGCGTTCCTCGGGGCACTGTGGACCGACTGCGGACATCGGTTCCACGTCGTGTACGCCTTCGTGCTCGCAGTGCTCGAAGCCCATCTGGAGATTGAAGAAGTCGTGACGTCGGCCACGAACTACAAGGATCTCTTCCAGAAGCACTGTCAGAAGGTGATGGGCTGCACACCGACGTATGTCATGTTGTCGAATGACCCCAAGCAGGGGGAAATCCGAGTGGCGGTCTGTGATGCCTCAGGAACGCATCTTGCGTACGGAACGGGAGCGACGCGAAAGAAGGCGGAACAGGCGGCGTGTCGAACGGCGCTGGGTGCGGCGACGCCGGCGGCGTGAGCGACCTCCCTTCGGAGGCGGCTGTCCTTCTGAGGATAGCTCGGGAGCGGGGGGTTGCCCCTCGACAGTGCTGGGGCGAGGAAGGTTTGCGTTCTGTCGTTGGGGAAGGCCAACAGGTTCATCGGGTTCATCGGGACCAATCACGCCCCAGTTTGGATCCATTATGAACTACGGCGACGTTTTTGCGTCAGGAGGCGGCCCTTCCGATACCGCTTGAGCGTACGCCCACGGGGGTGGAGAAGCGTGGTGGTGCAGATGGCGATGGCAGCTCCCTCTGCGGTGGATCCCTTCCGCGCCCTGACGGTCTTGCGAACCGCCTTGACGCAGGAGCCGAACCGCTTGGTCTGCGACTTGCGGCGACGACCACCCTCGAAGTCATACTCGGCGAACGCATTGCCCAGCGGGGGCGGGATAATCACAGGAGCTGGCCGAGCCGCCCGATTGGAGACGACTTCAACCAGGTAGTCGTAGATTGCCGAGACGGCCCTGGGTTTGTCGCGCGCATCCTCTCTTACCTGTCGGAGGAACTCCTCTAGGTCGTAGAGGGTCTCATCGCGAAGGCCTCGGTCTCCTGTAAGGAGGTCATCCATAACGTTTTCCATCACCCCCACATCTCTTGGTTGCGCCCGCAAATCTAGGAGAAGTTCAGCAAAGGACTTGGCCATTCTTATCTCTTCTCGTAGACAAATGTCTGATACCAAGGAAGTCGACTGGACGAAGGGAATTGCGAGCGAGACCGTCTGCCAGTACTTTTACGTCGTCTTCTTCATCATCGCCGGAATTTCGACCGCGATCCTCATTCGCTACCTTATGATCCCCAAGCTGGGCCCGACGATGGCGCTCGCCGTTCTCCCCAGCATGCTCATCGCCATCCTCAACGCCCTCTTCTTTTACATTGTCTGTGCGCGCAGTCTTCTCAAGTAGAAGTTTTCCTTCGGAAGGTATAAACAAATGGGCGGTGGTCTCCTTCAGCTTGTTGCATACGGCGCACAGGATGCCTATCTGAGTGGCAATCCGCATATCACGTTTTGGAAGATTCTCTACAAGCGCCACACCAACTTCGCCATGGAGGCCTTCCGCGTGAACTTCACCGGCGCGCCCGCCTGGGGGCAGCGTGTTGTCGCAGTTGTCAATCGCAACGCGGATCTGATCTGGAAGACCTATCTCGAGGTCACCCTCCCGACGACGCCAACGTCCAACTTCTATTTTACGGGTGGCGACCAGCGTCGCCTTGGCTACCTCATGGTTCAGCAGGTCGAGGTGGAGATCGGTGGGCAGATCATCGATCGCCAGTACGGCGAGTGGCTCTACCTCTGGGAGACGCTGACGGCCGACTTCGATACCGCGATGAAGCTGGACAACATGGTGGGAGGTCAGTATTCCGGCGGCGGGTCCACCGCCATTGACTGTCAGGGCCGCCCCAGGGTGATCTATGTTCCTTTCCAGTTCTGGTTCAACCGCAACCCCGGACTTGCGCTCCCGCTGATCGCACTCCAGTACCACGAGGTTCGCTTCAACATCACCCTCAATGATGCGATCAATCTGGCGGCCTACAACGAGCCGGGGACCATCACCCCCATTGGATCTCTCTCGAGGGGGGCGTCCCTCGCTGCTGCTGCGGCCGCACTCCCTGCCCCCAAGGATATGGCGCTCTACATCGACTACATCTACCTCGATGTGGAGGAGCGTCGCCGGTTTGCACAGGAGTCTCACGAGTACCTCATTGAGCAGCTCCAGTACGAGGGCCAGCAGCAGATCACCTCGGCCTCCGACCGCATTGATCTCACCCTCAACCACCCCGTCAAGGAGCTCATCTGGATCTTCCAGGATGCGCGCAAGACGGACTGCTCGATCCCCGAAGACATCACCAACTCGGAGGCCAACTACACCGAGCAGCCGTACACCCAGCCGTTCAGCTACAATGACGTGATCAACCGGTGCCGTCTCCAGATCAACGGACAGGATCGCTTCGAGGAGCGCTATGGCGACTATTTCTGGAAGGTTCAGCCCTACCAGCACCACACCGGTGGCGGATATGCTCGCGCGACCGGCACGGTGTCCGCTGTCTCCGCCCGCGCAGCCCCGAACCCGATCAACGTCTACTCCTTCGCGATCGCCCCCGAGGAGCACCAGCCGTCGGGTACCTGCAACTTCAGCCGCATTGACAATGCAACCCTCGTGTTTGACAGCTTCCGCCCCAAGCTCGATGCCGGGGATCCTCAGGACATCGGCAACTACCCCAGCAAGGCCTACCCGTACAACTTCCGCCTCTACGCCGTCAACTACAACATCCTCCGCATCATGAGCGGCATGGGTGGCCTCGCGTATTCTAACTAAAAGACTAAATGAAGATTCTAATGCTGGTGATTTCCAGCGATACCTCTCCCGTCTATGCTCGGCATCGTGAGGTCTGGAAGACCTACATGAAGTCCCACCCCGACATTGACTGCTATTTCATTACCTATCGCCCGTTGGTGTTTATCCCAACCCGAACAGACGATACGCTCATCCTTCGCGGATTTGATCACTACGAGACCATCTACCGAAAGACCATTGAGGCGTTGGAGTATTTCCTTCCGCGGAAGGCCTACGACTATGTCGTGCGCACGAACCTGTCCTCGGTGTGGGATTTGAAGGGGCTTCGGTCCTACCTCGAAACGGCTCCTCGGATGCAGGTCTATGCGGGGCAGAGCATCGTTCATGCAGACACCGGAATTACGTTTGCGTCGGGAGCTGGGATTGTCATGAGTTTGGATGTTGCGCGGACACTGCTTGCGAATCAGCGGAGTGTAGGGTGGGTCTCTATGTATGATGACGTCGCAATTGGTAAGGCGATCGGTCTTCCTCCCACCCCGCTTCCTCGAGTCGATTTCGTGAGCCTTGCACACTACGACGCCCATCATGACAAAATTCCGCCCGGCACATTTCATTATCGGATCAAGCACACGGACTGGCAAGGGACCCGCATGGAAGAGCCTGTCATCATGAGCCGATTGCTCCGTGAGCATATTTACGCACCGTAACACAATGCAGATCCCGCGCGTCTACTGGTATGTCCTTCTGATCGTGATGCTGGAGACGATGGCGATGTCGTGCTTCAAGCGAAGCACCGACAGCACTGCGTGGTTTGCGGTTGGGGTTCTCTTTTATGCGGCGGTTGGCTATCTTCTTCGCACGACCTTCAACTCCACTGGACTGGCCATGACGAATGCCCTCTGGTCGGGACTCTCAGTTGTGGCCACAACGGTCGTCGGAACCTTGCTCTTCAAGGAAATGCTTCACCTCCACGACTTCCTTGCGATTGCGATGATTGCGGGCGGAGTTCTGATCTTGAAGGTCACCGATTAACTGGGTACCTCCGAACCGTCCCATGCTCCAGTTGAAACAGCCAGACAGGGACAAGCTCATCGGCCCCCTCGTACGCAATCGCGTACGTTCCCGCGTGGAGAAGACGTTCGACAGCGGAAAAGGTGGTGTAGATCCGGATGTCATCCCACCCAAGGTCGCCGCGTGGGAACACGATATACATCATTTTGTATCATACTTCGTGACGCGTGTATTCGGTTTGCACGCACCAATTCCCATGGTCTGCTGAATCATTACGGGAGCAGGAACTCCCTTCCCCGGGCATCGCGTGTGATCGTAGCCAAGGATGTGTCCCATCTCGTGCGTCACCATATACTGCCGATAGGCTTTGAGGGCGAGCTTGCTTTCCTGAGCCCCCTCTCCCCACCGCATTGCATTCAGATGGATGTTCCGTCCATTGAATTCGGCGCAGGACAAATGCGAATCACACCCGTTTGCTTTCATGCCGGACACAGGCGTAAGATGGATCACGACATCTGCTGCGGAAGCGTCGCGAACCGGTGTGAACGTCACCCCGCGGGAAAGCCATCCGTCGGGGTCCGCCAGATAGACCGCGATCTCGTTCGCAAACTGACGAGGATCATAGTCGACCCCAGAGTCAACCCTCGTGGTGTACCGCATTGTCTTCAGAATAGATTTTCACTCCAGCGTCTCGAAACAGCAATGCTTCGCAAGGTCTGTTCCCTCGGGCCCTCCATCAAGAGTCTCTGTGAGACAGGCTGCATCTATCGCGAAGCCAGTCTTCGCCATCTCGCCTGTCCGGGGTCCACCAAGGTCGACGTCTGTGTTGCGCCCTGCACGCCAACCCCCTGCCCCTGTCTAAAAACCGACCTTGTGGTCCAGACAAAGACGACAGCACCGAATGAAGTGCGCAAACTGTAAGAAGAAAAGTCACCTAGAATTCAAGTGTGGATGTGGTGGTGTCTTCTGTACAGCGTGTCGTACGCCCGAAGTCCATGGATGTACTATAAAGGTCGGAGAGAAGGTCGTCCTCGTCAAAGTCGTCGCAGACAAGGTCACTAAGTTGTAGGGTCTCCGCCGGGAGGATGCGGGGAACTATCCAGTCGCTGCATGAGGAGATTCATGAAGCGGTTCATCATCCACACAGGGATGTGTCTGCGATAGAGGACGCACCCCACTGCATCTCCCTCTAACTCGAGGATCTCCACTTCAAGCAGCGAGTTTGGAACCTCTGGATCGTCGATCTCAATGCGCCACCGCGTCTCGAGATCGGGGTCAGGAAGAATCTGGGCATGGAGGGAGGCGGGGAAGTGCGCGAGTGTCTCTGTAAGGGCTGTCCGAAGGGTCCTCATTGTGAGTCTGTTTTGTTTCTCGCGAGAGCACAATCCGTTTTCATGAACGTTCTGATCGAAGCTATCATCGTGGGTCTCGTTCTCCTCCCCATCTATTGGGTTGCCGAGAAGGTTCTGGGGTCGTACGGAAAATGGGTGACCCTCTTCGTGGCAGGCGCGGCCTTCCACCTTCTCTTTGAGGTCGCCGGCCTCAACGCGTACTACGTCAAGACCAAGCGGACATGAGAAAACGTCTCCCACCCCTGAGGGACGTTCCCATTTCCACCCCACTCTTTATGGTTTTTGTGTTTAGGTTGACTTCCAGTTGTCGTAGTGGCAGTCCGTCGAGCAGAAGCCGTTTGTTGGTCCCAATCCCGTCAGGTCGTCTCCGCATTCCCGACAGTGGTTGTCGCAGCGGGTCCCGAGGGGGATCGCGCGCGTGCAGCGGTCGCAGGCCTCCCAGTCGTGGATGCACTCGGCGCAGAACCACCCCCCTCCGATCTTCGCCGCATACATCAGGATGTCCTCGCCGCAATCGGCGCAGACCTCCTCCTCCAGGCCCTGGGCGGCATCCTCCACCACGCGGGCCTCATAGTCGTCCAGCCACTGCTGGTACTCCTCGTCCTCGGCCTCCTGCTCGAGCTCGTTGCCGAGAACCTTCAGCATCGTGATCCACTCGTCGTTGCACGAGGAGCAGATGTAGCTGTCGGGCTCCGTCCACGGGTGGAAGCAGACGCCGTGGGCGAGGCAGCGGGCGCAGTTGAAGCGGTGCGCGAGCAGCGAGCGGGCGACGTGTCCGCGCCAGACGGCCTGGATGACGGTTGCCGCCGGGGAGTACTCGGACTCCTCGAACTCGCGGACCTTGCCGTACCAGTGGGCGGCGACGCGCCACCGCTTGGGGCCGCGGCGGACCTCCTCGTCGAGGGCGGTCCACTCACCGATGTCAGAGCCGTACTTCTCGGGCTCCTCCACCATATCCTTCCAGACGCGCCAGTTGCGCTCCTCGTCGGGCATCGGCTGTCCCATGGTCGCCGGCTTGGGCGACTGGAACTCCGCACGGCGGCCGCTCATCTCGTTGGCCCATGCGAGGGCGGAGATGAGGGCGGCACCGTTGCCCTTGAGGGTGGTGAAGTAGGCGTTGACGCACGCGAGCCACTCGGGCTCGGCCATGCGGAGGATCGCCGTCTTCCTGTTCTGCTGCTCCTCATACAGCATGTCGCCCCACGGCATGTTGCAGTGAGCGAGAGTGGAGTCCATTGTCAAGGCTGAGTGTGTGCTTGAAAGAGACTGAGAGAGTTGGGGGTACTCTCCCTCTTTCCTCGAAGGGAATCGATCCGTTTTTGTCACCTAGACGTCCTCGTCCGACTCCTCGCAGTAGCACTTGCGAGCCAGTCGCGGCGGGGAGTTGGCAGGGGTCTGCGCTGGCGTTGCCAGAGGATCGTGGAGCTCCACGACCTCCGACCATGTGGGAGAGTACGGAGCGCGATTGAAGTGACGGTTGTAGGCGTCGACGACCTTGCCGAGGAGGTACGGAGGGAGTCCGCGAGGGTAGAAGGCAAGGACCAGTTCACGCGTGGTCTGGCAACGCTCATCCGTCTCGCTGAGGATCTCTACATGGCGGTCGTAGATGTGGAAGTCTGCCCCGAAGCTCGACGCGAGATGCGCGAGGACATCCGTGTGCTGAAGGATCTTGTAGACGGGCAGTGAAGGCAGAGCGACGACTCCCATAGAGGACGTCCCAATCCGCGTCTCATGGACCGGCTCTCCTGCGACCTTGGAGTAGGCGGCCGTGTAGGTCCAGAAGGGCACCTCCAGCTCCTTGGCGGTCATGGCCGTGGACATCCTCGTCAGAAGCTGATTGAAGAGGACCTCCTTCTTGGGAACGACAACCTCCAACAGGTGGGCATACAGGAGATCTCCATAGGATTCATAGCGCGCACGGGTCAGGACCTTCATGCGGTCTGTCCACGCAGACTTCATCTCATCAAGGGAGTGGGCGGCAAGGCCGTAGGTGCGCATCGTATCAACCATCTTGTGTACAAGGTCTTCCCTGAGATCTCACCCATCCGTTTTTTGGGTGACAAAAACGGATCGATTTCCTCCGAGGAAAGAGGGACAGTACCCCGCGTCACACACTCACACACACAGTCACAATGGCCACTCTCGCTGCACTCATCACTGCCGCAATCATCAAGGTCGCTGCGACCGACCCCGCGATGGACCGCGAGAACGGCCCGTCTGCGGACGAGGCGCGCGATGCATTCACGGAGGCGCTCCTGAAGGAGCTGGGACTGGGATCGGTTGCCGTGCACGCACCGGTCTCGGAGCCCGAGAAGAAGAAGGCGGCACCCAAGAAGCGGGCCGCGAAGAAGGAGGAGGAGGATGTCGTGGTTGCGCTCACCGCGGCGGTTGCGGAGCTGTCGGTTGAGCCGAAGCCGAAGAAGGCCAAGACGGCGGCCAAGAAGAAGGAGGAGCCGGTGGCGGTGCCCGTGCCGGAGCCTGCGCCCGTGCCGGTGCCGGCCTCGAACGCTGGCGCGGGTGCCCCGCCGGTCGCCGAGGCTGCGCCGAAGAAGAAGCCCGGCCCGAAGCCCAAGGTGGTCAAGGCCGAGGGGCCGGTGAACCTGGAGAAGCTGACACCGACCCACAAGAAGCACATCAAGGCGATCGCTGAGGAGCTGAAGGTGGAGACGCGGGACAAGGAGTTCCTCGCCTTCGCGAACGGGATGTCCGCGGAGGAGTGGAGCGGTAAGGCGCTGGATGACCACATCCGGGTCTTCCTGACGCCGTCCCCACCGCCGCTGGCGCCGCCGCCGACGGAGTTCACGGTTGTGGAGTTCAAGGGCAAGGAGTACTTGGTCGACCCCAAGACCATGTTCGTCTATGCAACCTCGGACGAGGACGAGTCGGTTGTGCGTGAGCGCGACCACATTGGGGTTGTTGGGATCTTGGAGTTCACTCACATGAAGATCCCTGCCTAACAAGGGCAGTTGGATGGAGTGATGACGTCGGGTGGATAGGGAGAGGCGAATTCGCCGATCCCACTTACTTGTGTGGGGAAAGCACGTGTGTCGCGTGCTTTTTGGGCTGCGTTTACAGTCGTGTACTGGCGGAGGAGAGAGGTATAGGCTCCCGCTCCTGACTGCTGCTTGATGATCCGCGGCACTTCGACGATAACCGTGACAGGAAACGCTGTGATCCCCACAGAACTTTTTGCATAGACGGTAAAGGTCTGCGTCCCGAGCTCGATGCACCGACCGGAGAGACTTTGCGTGATCGGATCCCACGTCAGCCCAACTGGGATCGGGGACACGAAATAGGCAATGGTCCCACCTCCATCAACGGCACGGAACGTGATCGTTGGGATGGGCATGTACTGCCAGAAGATAAACGTCGATTGCGCGGGACTGACGAAGGTGGGGCCCGTGTTGGGAAGGGGGAACGTGATGGTCGTGATATCAGGACCCGGATCGATGGTCTGCGCAACATAGGAGGTAAAGCGAGTCACCGACGTCAGAGGATTACCGGAGAAGGACGCCGTAATGTCTGTCGCAGTCCATCCGTACTCCATCGGAAGATCATACGGGTGGCTGTAGAGGGTTGCAGTTCCATCGTCTAGCGTTCGAACAAGCTTCCACTCTGTCTCGTCGAAGGCAAGCGCTCCGAGTTGAAAGAGAACGCCCAGGGGCTGGTTGGATTCAAGAATCGGTGAAGGGACTGCGGTCAAGAGGGCCCACGTCGCCCCGTCGAAGGAATACCGAACTTCTTGGGTGTAGTTCCCTGAAAGGACAGGGCCGTTGCGTCCACAAGCCATCCATGCACCTCCTCCATACCGCAGATCATATCCGTTCATATTGAACCCATCCGTTCCATAGGTCCACGTCAGCCCAGCATCAATGGAGTAGCACACCGTATTCGCGTTCGTGTTATAGGCCTGGACGATCTGCGCTCCCGTTTGATACCCATCTGACCCTGTGGCGACCCAGACCGTCTCATGGTCGAGCGAAAACGCTGCGACCTCTGTCGTAAACCCACCATTGACTGTGGACCACGTACCTCCCTCGTCTGTGGAGCGAAGAATGCGACTCCCACCCAGCATCAGGACTCCATCTTTGTACGCTAGCGCAACACCTCCGCTGACGTAGGGAATGAACTCCCCCATGTAATTCTCATTGAGATCGCGCGCCGTGAAGCTTCCTGTCGTAATCTCGCTTCCACGGCTCCACGTCACCCCGTCATTGGACGAGGTATACAGAAATGCGCCTCGCCCGCCGCCGGAGATATCGCGCGTCCCAGCCATCCACCACGTTGAGGTTCCCGGTTTGTTGACAATGGCCGACGTACGCGGCGTGGCCGCTGCAACATCGTAGTCAATCCGTGAGTAGTTCGCACCATCGCTGGAGGTAAGAAGGAAGTTGCTTGTCGTGGGAATGAGATACTTCGTGGATCCGTTCGTTCCAATTGTCGAGGCATAGACATTGGAGGCGTTTGAGTACACGAGTGTCCACGATGCACCGTTGTTGTCACTGGAGTAGATGCGCAGTGTCGTGGCAGTTGGAGAGAAACTTCCGTTGTAATCATTTCGGAGCATCTGGGCGCGGTTCACGGTGAGATTGGTCGTTGTCATCGTACCTCCGAGGGACCCATCCACAAATCCTGCACTCCCAACGAGGGTAAACTCTACGTTCGAGGGAAGCGTCGTCGAGAGCGTTCCGGAGAGAAGACCTGTCGTTGAATTGAACGTCAGTCCGTACGGGAACGGATTTGAGAATCGATAGTTGCTGACGGTAAGTGCGCTCAAACTGTAGCCATTGATTGGAATGGAGACGTTGCATCCTGGCGCCGTCACCGTCTGATACACGCTGGGCTGAAGAAGAACGCTATCCGCTGTCACTGTGTAGGAATAGGTCTTCGTCCCCGATGTATAGGGGCTAAACGCTGACACGGTAAAACTTCCAGAGTTCGATGTGAGCATGGTTCCGACGATCCCCCCTGTGTTGCCGATCTGGAGCGCTGGAGGGATCGACGGGGACGCGAACCGAATCACAGGCTGCTCGCTAAATGTGGATGCAATCACGCGAACGGGGGTGATGGGAACGTTCTGCGTAAAGGCAAAGTTAGCCGAGGGATCCAATCGAAACGTAAACGCTTCTGGAGACACAAGATACTTGACATCCCCCGATACCGTCGCGATTGTGGATAGGCTTCTGGCAGTCAGGACGGCGGTGCTCAGTCCAACTGCTTCGGTTGGCAGCCCCGAAAGGTCGAACCCATTGCCATTCGGAAACAGAGTAACTCCCGCAGGAAGGTTCGATGCTGTCATGGTTGTCGGGAGGTTCGCTGTTGAGGTGACCGTGTAGCGAATGGGGCTGGTATAATACCCCTCTTTCTTGTTCGAGAGATCGCGATACTGAATAAAGTTGAAGCAGGTATCTGCGACCGACGATGTGATCGTAAGAGAATCGTTCGAGGTCGACAGGGTCACTGGGAGGGCTGCTGTCGTCCCGCGGGTGTTGCTGGCTTGAAGTGTGAATGCAAACGAGCCCGGTGCCGTGGGGGTCCCTGCAAACGAGAACTTCTGTGTCGACATCGTGAACGACGCATCCAACCCGTCAGGAATGAACCCGTCAATAATCTCAATCCCCGCAATGGACGAGTCCGTTGGAAACGGGAAGTAGGTTTTTGCTCGATAGAACATGTTTGACACGGGGAGACCAACGAACAGGGGCGCAAGACTCGAGTCAAAGAAGACCGTCTCTGCGAAGGAGAGGCTGATTACCTTTGGAAGCGAGGGACTGAGAGGAGTTCCGCCAGCGCTTCGGGTACCCGTCAGGGTGATGGGATAGGAGGTAATCCCTGACTTCGCAAAGGACTCCAGTTGAGCCGCAGTGATTGTTCCTGTCAAGGACAATCCAAACGACACATCTTCGGTCGAGTTGATTATCGCAGACTGCGCCGTGACATTGCTCCCGTTCTTCGTTCGAATGAATTGCATGCCGCTTGGCGGAGGTGCGGACCACGTATAAGTGATCGCGCGAAACCCATCGTAGGGAGGGAACCGTGCCGTGAACGCAATGGGCGACAGAGGCACATTCGAGCTCAGCCCCGTATTGCTGAGGGATCCCTCGACATCGACGAGGATCCGTTCGGGGTTCACGATCATCGTCACGGGCGTCGAATAGGTCCGTCCTGCCGTATCCTGTGCGAGAATCGTGTAGTTGCTCGTAATCGACTGGATCGTCGGAGTTCCTGTGAGGGTAAACGACCGTGAATCTGTTTTGACGAACCGCAGTCCCGCCGGGAGCGCCGTTGCGGAATACATGACCTGCACCGGAGCGGGAAGCAGCGAAAACACGGGGTTCGGAGACGGTTCATTTCGATAGAACACAAGGGCCGTGTTGCTCGGTGTAAGAACAATCCGCCCAGGGTTGATGGTAACTGACGTCGCCACTGCATCAATGACTGTGTCACCAGACCTTGCTTGGACCTCCAACGGGAGACTATAGGTATAGGCGGTATTCGCTCCATTCGTGGACCGGAACAGAACATTCGACGTTCCTGTCCCCGAGAGATATCCGAGGAGCTCGGCAGCCGAGGCCGCATATGAAAGGGTCACACCGCTCCCCACTCCAGAGTTCACAGTGAACGCATTGACGAAAGGTTCGTATTTATAAAGCGGAAGGGCCCCTCCCACCGATGTCCAACTCGTATCGATACACGACGTAACGGTGATCGGGTAGTTGGAGGTTGCAACGATCGAGTATCCGGGCGGGGAGTTCGCAGGATCAAGATTGGGCAACGTCGTGAGTTTGCGGATATTTGCATTGAAGTCCTCGCCAATGTAGAGAGCATTCCCAAACGTCGCAAGTCCCGCAATTCCATTGAACCGCGCCGTGAGCGGGGCGCCATCGACGTACCCTGGGGTAAAATAGGCTCCCGCGTAGAGCGATACATTGCTCCCGCTAATGGCCTGAATCGTTTGGCGTTCAAAGGACCCGACGTAGATCGTCCCACCTACATCTCGGGCAAGAATGGACGCACGAGCCGTTCCAGCTGTGGTCAGAGTCCCATCCGCCACCGAGTCTGCCCCCGTTCCTGCAAACGTGGTCATGGTGCTCGTTCCCGCTGCAACTCTCCGCACTCGATTGTTGTACTGATCTGCAATGTAGAGGTTCCCAGAGGGATCGTAGAGAAGTCCGTAGGGGAAATACATGCGGGCGCCATTCGACGAATACTCTGTGTACGACGCCGAAATATCAACAAACATAGTGACCTCTGCGCCCGGCGATGGAAACGATGTCGTCGGCGTCCAGGACGTGCCATCGGTTGAGGTTACAATCGTATCCGGTCCCGATGCAAACCATTTCCCAGCGAGCGTGCTATAATGCAGTCCCTTTCCCGCACCGAGTCCAGCGGTAGACGAAATGTCCGTAAATGCGTCTCCATCTGTCGACCGATAGAAGGGGGATGTGACATCAGCGAACCCAGCAATCCAGACTCCATTGTTGTATGCGATTTTTACCCCCGCAGCCGCATTCGGTGTACGACCAGTCCACGTCGCCCCGTTGTCGTCGGAAAATGCGAGGGTAAATGTACCCGCCCCAACTGCGACCCAACGTCCTCCACCATATGCGATCCCAAGAATGTCGTCGATCGGACATGTATTGGTTGCCGTCAACGAGGTCGCACTGGAGCCCCGCTGGAGATTGAAGGTGGTGGAACCTGAAGGCCCAGTCCCCCCCGCCATCCAAAATCCATTTCCATAGGCGACGGTAGAGCATTGAGCCAGAAGGGCTCCGGTGGTCACCCAATTGCTCCCGTTGTCCTGGGAGACAAGGGGGTAGGCAGTAGATCCGTACCGAGTTCCTCCGACAAGATAGGTCCCAGATCCATCGGTTGCAAGTCCTTGGGCGACATTGATATCGTCCGGAAAACTACTAGGCGCGCGGATGCTTCCATTCACCCTCGACACGAAGGTAACCGGTGTGAGAAGCTGGGAATTGTAAACTCCCGCGTACGCAATTTCAGTCGGCGTAACAATCGCTGCAAAGGGGGTGGCGACACCCACAGAAAACGTTGGCGCAGTCCAAGTCGCTCCGCTATCCGATGTCTGATACCCAGGCGAGACATTGAAAGTCCAGGCTTGTACGCCCTGGACAGAGACGACGCTGGTATCTGGCAGGAGTTGACCGTCCGCAAAGCCCGCAGACCCAGGTCTTCCCGCGTAGGTCGTGACGACTCCCGCTGGACTTACGTTCCGAATCGTGTGGTAATCAGATTCAGCAACCAAGAGGTCTCCATTCGGGCGGCGAACAATCGTGGCCGGGTCCCAGAAGCGCGCAGATTTCCCCGTTGCGTCCATATATCCCTGGATCGACGTCCCTGCGATGGTTGAGACATCACCGGCGGGACTGATAGTTCGGACGCGATAGTTATCCGTGATATAGAACGTCCCAGACCCATCTGTCGCAATCCCAGCAGGGGCCCGAAACAACGCCGAGAGACGCGGGCCATCCGTGTCTCCTTCCGTTCCCGTTCCCGCAAACGTCGTGATCGCTCCAGACGTGTCGAGTTTGAAGACCCGATTCTGACTCGCGACGGCGAAGTAGACATTCCCCTGCGGGTCCGTGCAGACTCCGGTCGTTGAGACGTAGGACTGCGGAGTCACTGTCGTCACCTCACGAGGATTTGAGGAGAGGACATCAGCACGGATCGTCCCGAGGGCGCCGAGTGTCGAAATCCCTGTCGTCGACTTGAAGTGTCCATCGCTGATGTACGGAAGCACACCAAACGTCGAGTTGCTGAACGAGAGACTAGTATCAATCGCAAGCGAACTCGCAACGGAGAAACTGATATCAAATCCTCGATTTCGGTAAATCGTGCTGCTCCCAGTGATCGGAGTTGCGACGATACTCACCGACATCCCTTTACTTCATCTGCGGGACTAAAGCTTTAATCACCTTCCGCTTGATGATCGTCGGGGGAATATCAATCTTGGGTGGAGTTGTGGCTGTGAGTTCAGAGTAAACTTTCTGCGCCTCCTCGGTCGAGAGGTTCCGGTAGACCAAATCGAGCTTCAGTTTCAAAAGGCTGGAGTTGACGTCCATACTCTTCTCCGCGAACATTTCGGCTTGCAGAATACCAGACCTGCGGCTCGAAGGGAATTCGCTTTTCCTCCTCCACATGCTCCTGCGTGCTCGTGTACTGGACATAGAGAAAATAGCCAAAGATGCTGAGGATCGCGACGAGGGCGACAAGGTTAAAGGTCCAAGCCGTTGCATGGACGAGTTGATCTCGTCTCAGCAATAACTGGGATTCAATGCGGTGGAGATCTTCACTCCGGATGAGTGAGTTCATTGTTGTAGGTTGGGCGAAGAAACTCGAGAATGGTCCACAGCCAGACATCTGCTGTCTTGCGGACACAGGGACAGATGCGAAGCTTGGTGGGATGAAGGTACACCTGACGGAGGGTGTCATGGAGCTCACGCCTTGGGAGTCCGACGAGACACACGTCGACGCGTGCGTCGGAGTACCCGAGCAGATCCATTCTTGCGAGAGCGGGGCTTGTGTGTAGTTCGTTTGCGGCCCGCAATGAGCCCTTTGAAGATCGCACTCGGCGCTGGGACATGGGGTGTCAGGCGACCCGTGTACCGAATGGTCGGTGCAGGCCCTGGGATGGGGCTCTCAGGGACCGCGAGGGAGGCCGCAGTGGACGTGTCTCCCCGAGTAAAATCTCCGGGCTGGATGAGGTCATGTTTCAGATGAGGAAGAAGCCCCTTGTGCCCCTGCGCGAGTGCAATCAGATACGCCGTGTCTCCTCCCCGCGTCACCTTCAGGGGGTCTGCACCCTCGGCGAGCAGCAGATCTGTGGCTCGTGCCGCTCCGTAATAGGCCGCAACATGAAGGGGTGTCCATCCGTACTTGTCTTGGGCATTGACGTCGGCTCCGTTCGAAAGAAGTCTGCGCGCCGTCGGAAGCGTCTTGTCTGACAGACTTGCGTGGTGGAGCGCAGTCTGCCCTTTTTCATCGCGGGCCTTCACGTCGTCCGCCATTGTCTAGGGGCGAGATTATGCCCAGCAGATCGTGATTCGGTTGGTCTTGTCCCACTTGACCTCCATATGGGGGAACCATGCATGAATCTGATCAGCGGACAGTCCCGAGGAGTTGTCGATACACACCGCCGTCTTTCCCTCCTTCTG